ATTTATAGTATATTTACTTATACTTATAGCGGAGTGTTTCATGTTTATTTATTAATTATTTATTGATTACTACACACACAGATCACTAAAGCCCAAGAAAAGCAGCAGCGCCAGTAAGGAGGTCTTCTACAATACCTGCAGCCTTGCTCTCAATGAATTTGCCGGCCTTTTCCACAGTAGTGTCCATAATAGACGACATAGAACTATGTACTTGTGCCTGAGCGTTAAGTGCAACTCTATTTGCCGGTTTTGACGGCGGAATTAGTTGCGCTAAGCCCGAAGTAGCTACAGTAGCCTGGGAGATTGTGAACTCAACATTACAAATAACTTCAATCATCAACACATTGGTGGAGACTGGACCTTGTCCTATCTCAACAACCAACGTACTCCAATCAAAATCAGTAGAACTCGTAGTAATCGTACTAACCGCACGAAAGTCATGAGCATTAGCACCCGTAGGCTTTGAGATCCAAACGGATTCAAAACCGGCTGTTAAAGGCCGTAAGGAATGCTCTGCATATGTGACAATCGCAGATGGTTGCGCGACTTGACTATAAGGAGGATTATTGATTGTTCCCATGATTACGAAACCTTGGGAATTTGTTGCTGAAGCGGTACTCATAACGCGAGCACCCATACTCACCAGACGAACTTCTCCAGCATTTGTCTGAATGAAAGCAGAGCCCGGGAAGACAGTCATGCCAGCTGGGGTATCCCAATTCGCACCATTAGTTATACCAGCCATTGTACCAAAGACTCCATTCAACCCACAAATCCAGATCTTCGCAGCGCCAGCAGCATTGGTGGCGACATTGATAATCTGTCGGGATTGATAGGGCATCGATTGGCTACCCATTCCATCAGGACGACGCGCACCCTTCGCATGTGTGCAAAAGGGGTCGAGGATAGAACAAGCATGGACAGTATGAGCTTGTTTGGTTTTGACCTTAGCAACAGTTGCCGTAGTGGAACTGGAGATCAAAAGCGAACGGGGAAGCCCGGGGGCAGCGGCCATAGTGGCAGGTTTGACACCGCCAACTTTAGCCTTGCCTTTCCTCTTAGCGAGCTTCTTCTTAATCTGAATTTTAGTGGGCATTTTCAATATGGTACTATATTAGGGTACAATATCTCCGGACAGCACGGAGCGCCTAAATCACAACCCTGTCTTGAAGGTACCTCACCACGGACCCAAAACCCTCATGCCCTTGGATGTATGCGAGTATATCGAACAAAGAGCTCAGATCACTGCAAACAAGAATGTTGAATACACTCTTTGCAAGGCTGTCAGGCACTCTCTTCCACTCAACACCGTCTAAATAAAACTTCTGTGAAGAGAAGTAAAATAAAGCGGGAGTGCATTCAACAATGTCTGTATGGACAAAGCCAAGTGTTGAAGAGTGTGGTACTCCTGGACCCTTCACGGTAACACAATCATCACCATTAGTCATAACCATCGCACCCTGGGGTGGCAAAAGATAACCCATGCTCGTGCTCATCATCTGAGCTGGGGACATGCCTGGTGGTAAACCGGGACGACTCATACAATAATCCATGAGAGCAAGGGCTGCTCGCTCATCAGAATTTTGCAAATGGGTCGTGATCTTACCACTATCCATGGTGTGAAAAGGCTTACAATGCAGATATCCATCAGAGTCCATCATAAGGGAGAGGTGCTCAGCAACAGCATAGCAAAGTTGTATCTTACGGTGGAAAGCTGTCGCCTTCGACGCACGTAAGTAACTACGATGCCAAGCAAAATGCATTGAGGCACGCTCTTGGTACTCCCAACCCTGGATATCGTCAGCAACAACAGTGTCGCGTCCATCCTCATGGGTATTGGTGGTCATTGATAGATAATAAGCACATGTATGATTGATACCGTTCTGGGTAGAGAAGTCCATCCCAACCTTATGCGTAGCATGAGCCCACGTCGTCTTAACGTGGCCCAAGTAATCGCCGAATAAAATCCGGCCAATGACATTCATCACTATGGAAACAGCATAGATAAGTCGGGCAACCTTATCCTCTTTGGTTGGCTCACCTTTTATAAAAAGGGAGGTAGGCCAAGAGAAACCACATAACATGGCTAGCTCACAAAGAGCAACACGGTCCGCGTAACTAAACGCTGAAAGTCTAACCAAATTAAATGGCTCGACTTTATCCCATG